GTGGGCACATATACCAAATTATCCAGGGAACCAATAACTGTCTCCCTTAGAATTGTGTCTGGGATACTGGAATTCTCCCGTGGCTCAAACTTATACCCATCATACGCCGTATTTTCTGCACCTATCCCCAACCGTGTAAAACATATCAAGCATCCCTGATCCGGATCAGAGAAGGGAACGAATCCTCCACCCTTCCTTTTTCGGGCAATAATAATTAATTTCTGTTCCAAGTGAAAATGAGAAATATCTAAGACTTGAGCCCCTTTATTTTCCTCCGCCTCATTATTATGAACCCAAACTTTATAAAGAGTTCTTCGCTTCGGCTTAACTAATTTCCATGTTTCCTTATCAATACCCCCCTCTTTCCGTTTCATGCTTTCAATTTCTTCACAAACAGGACAAGGAGTCATATAAGTGTTCTTCAAACAAATATGAGTTAAATCAGAAATTCCAATCTTTTCGTGGACGTAAAAGTCATACTTATACACCCATTTCCCTGCCTTGACACTTCCAAGTCTCACCCTTGGGTCCCATTCTCCTGCCTGGTAGGGAACAATATCAATCACATGATCGTTCTTATCTGGAGTCCACAGAGGAATTGAAGCCTCATCCATAAAATATCCCCGATATCTCTTACCTTTCCTCGTCTGATAACTCTCTTCGTATTCATCCATATCCATATCAATACGTCTGTCAGTCATTTTCTCATTTCCTCTACAATTTAATTTGATCTCTTGTGGCTTATTTTCAACCAAACTTAATCTACAAACACATTTACTGCTAATTTATAAGTCTTTGTTGATGAAAGTTTTTGTTGTCTTTATGACCAGGAACTCTCAAAACCTGTAAGATGCTCCTCGGGGTTGTTAAAAGAGCTTTTTAGATCTAACTCACCTTCAGCTTTCGCTTACCCTTAAAGCTAGATGATAGAGCTTCAAACTGGAACAACATTCGAAGGTATCCTGACTCTTCTAACTGCTACTTAAAATTAATCTAAGTCCCCTGGGGATTCCATGAATTGTCATAAAAAGCACAACTTTTAGGAACCCTCAATTTCACCCCCTTTCTACTGTTTCTTTATCAAAAATCTTTTTCATACTCATCCGCATCCAACAGCAAGGTTCCTTTGAATTTTTTGGCCTCAAGCCCTTTAATAAACCCTTCCGCAATAGATTCACCTAAAACCCTTGCCAAAACAAACAATATTCCCACACTCGCCAAAATTATTACAACCCAAAACACAATCTTTACAACTATTTCCATTAGTTTCGCAGGCTGGGGACCGCCTCCTTTAGGTGGCGGAGGAAAGCCCGCTCCTTTCCAACTTAGAAATTTATTATTGACTTATCTTCCTGTCTGGTATATACTTATCTTTATGGCAGAGAGATATCAAAAAAACGCCGGTGCAGTATTTTCCCTCAAATACCACGTCGTCTGGTGTCCTAAGTTTAGACGTAAGGTGCTTATGCCTCCTATCTCTGATAGACTCCGTGAATTGATCCAGGGAAAAACCCAAGAACTTGGCATAACCGTTCATGCACTTGAAATCATGCCGGATCACTTGCATTTGTTCATCGAAGCCGATCCTACTCTCTGCGTAGCCGAAATTGTTAATCGGCTGAAGAGATATACGTCTCATACCCTTCGACAGGAATTCCCGTCCTTGCGTTCCAGGCTTCCTACGCTTTGGTCTCGGTCCTACTATGCAGGGACCACTGGCCACGTCAGTGAGGATACGATCCGCAAATATATTGAGGCCCAGAAAGGCAAATGATCCTCTCATACCAGTACCGCCTCTATCCGAAGGAAGCCCAAATCCAGGCCTTGAACGATCTCCTTGAGCAGGCCAGACAGCTTTATAATGCTGCCCTCGAAGAGAGAAGAGAAGCCTGGCTGATGGTAGGGGTCTCGCTTAACTATGTCTCCCAGGCCAACCAACTCAAGGAGATCCGTATAGCCGACCCCGATGGCCTGGGCAAGCTTAACTTCTCGGCCTGCCAACAGATCCTTCGTAGGCTGGAGAAATCCTTCTCTGCATTCTTTCGCCGTATCAAGGCTGGGGAGAAGCCCGGCTTTCCCAGATTCAAATCCCGTTCCCGCTTTCGCTCGTTGGAGTTTCGCTTTGGGGATGGGGCAAGCCTCAAAGGAGATCGCCTTCGCATTCAGGGAGTGGGAGAGATTCGGGCCTTCTTTCACCGCCCGATCCCTGAAGATGCCAAGATCAAGGCCGCGGTCGTCAGACGCGATAGCCTGGGACAGTGGTTCGCCACCTTCCAGCTTGAAGTCCCTGATTCCAAGCCTGAAGCACATTCTGGTGAACCTGTAGGCATTGACCTGGGCGTGACCACCCTGGTCGCCCTTTCTACCGGAGAGTTGATCGAAGCCCCGCCACTTCCGAAAGACCGAGAAGAAGCTCCGCAGACAGCAGCGCCGCCTCTCCCGACGTAAGAAGTTCTCTCTCCGTTGGCACAGGGCCAGGAAGCAGGTGGCCAAGACCCACCGGAGAATCACCAACCAGCGGAAAGACTTTTCCCACAAGCTCAGTAGGAGACTGGTCAACGAGTTCTCTCTGGTCGCCGTTGAAGATCTTAATGTCAACGGTCTCAGCCGTTCCAAACTTGCTAAAAGCATTCATGATGCAGGTTGGTCCCAACTGCTGGCTCATCTCTCGTTCAAGGCTGAAAGCGCCGGTTCGAAGGTGGTTGCAGTCGATCCGCGTTACACCAGCCAGATCTGCTCTGACTGCGGATCTCTGGTTCCTAAAAAACTGAGTGTTCGTGTGCATCGGTGTCCTGAATGCGGCCTGGTGATCGACCGAGATCATAATGCCGCGATCAACATTCTGCATCGAGCCCTCTTAGGCCCGGACGGGGCCTCTGTGCGCCAACGTATCCCAGCAGGGACTGCGTAGCATAGGAAGCCGCCTGCTTTATAGCTGGCGGAGGACGTCACGAAAGAAAAATCAAACATTAATCCCCCCCTTCAACCGAAGATTTTGACTCAAAACATCCTGGTGTCTTTCTTCATCTAAATCCATCATTCTTCTTTCGGTCCTCTGAGGGACTTTAGGATCAGACCAATACATACTCAACCACAACTGCACCAGGTTTTCAAGCTCTTTCTTGCGATCAGCAAAGGCTTCCTTAGCTACTCTCAAAATGTTTGCCTGTCGGCTCATTTTAATCAAAACCTCTTCTGCCGCCACCACCTGGATATTCAAATCAACTTCCATCTTAATCATAGCTTCTGTGGGCCTGGCCTTGGTTAAATCAGCAGCAAATGCAATCCGGACTTGTTTCTCAATATCCGCCCGTGTAATAGATAAAGCTTGTTTAGCCCGATCTTGCTCAGCTATTGCCTCAGCATGAAGCCTCCCCCACCTGGCAAATCTAATCGGTTGGTCCAAACACTCTTCATCCAAACGAGATTTATCAATAAAAAGATCCTGTTGATAATTTAAATCCAATTTTTAGTTCCCCTCACTTTCTTTATCTTTCAGCCTTTTACTTTTAGCAAATATCCGTTCTTGCCAGGCCCGAATACGTTCTTCTTCAGGATTCTCCAAAATATTTTCTTCTTCAGTCCAAATTTCAAGCTGATCAAGAACTTCCATCAGCCGTTTAGTTGCTTCCCGAGTGGCCGCTGGAACAACCTTACCAGCTTCCCACAAATATACTGTCTGAAAGGATACCCCAATCAAACGACCTAATCCTTCCTGAGAGAGCTTAAGTCTTTCCCTCAGCCGTTTCACTTCCTCTGGTGAGGGAACTCGTTTAATCTTACATCACCCCTTTCTGTTTGAATTTCTAAAAATATTATACAAGAATTCCTCTCAAAATCCAAGAATTAATTTTTAAAAATACGAATTGACAAAATAGGGCTTTAGCCCGCCGCAAGCCAGTCGTCAACCAGAAAGGAGGCGCAGGCTTTCCTCTGCCGCCTGCTTTAACCACTACAGAGTGCCACAGGGAAGCTTACAGGTTAATTTGTTTATTTGTATAACGTTCTACGTAACATTTTTTGTTCCCACTCCTGACTTTAAACCCATGCTCCGCAAAAAACTTACGAATTTTTTGGGTTCCCATCATACTTGCTTCTTCTTTAATTTCCTTTACTGAAAGCTTCGACAAAGTTTTAAGTTTACCCAGATTCAAATACTTTCCAGTTTTAGGATGGTAATGCAATCGAACAAAATTCACATTAATTCCATAATATAAAAACATTCCTCTAATACCTTTTTCCCTTTCACACAAACTAAATTTAGTTTCACCTGGACTACTTAAACCATAAACATAACCAACCCTCCCTTTCCCCTCTGCTAATTTTCTCAACAAAGAAAATTTAGGAAACAAAGAAGCAAAATCTTTTAACCTATCTTCTTTTGCTACCCCAACTCCTGGCCCTATAATTGTCTTCACTCCATACAACCAACAAACCAAATCAATTCCTCGCTCCACCAAAGACTGATAAGTTACATTAGAAGATCTCAATGAAGTTCTTGCTACTACTTTTCTCAATGCTAAACTAAATTGTTCACTCAACAAAATAGAAATTCTATCAAGTTTTGGAAGATCCCTCATTTCAAAAAAATAAGGATCTTCCCTTTCAAGAATTTCTCTTATAGTATCAGGAGGAACACGAAAAATTTCCGACAGTTCATAAACCTTAAAAACCTTTTTCTTATACAAAGAAACAATTTTTAACTTATCTTCATTTGATATTCTCTTTTTATATTTAAACCTTGAACAAGAATACTTTTTCTTTTCCGCCTCTTTCCCAAGCATACGTATACATCGGCTACAAGTAATAGCCTCTTCATAATGACCAAACACTACCCAAAGGTCTGGTACAATCACTTTACCACAAATTGTCCTGTCTTTGTCGCGTCGTCTCCCATGAACAACTTTAGGAGCCCCTGACGGCATCTCTTTCCTTCCTCTCTAATCCAGATTCTTCCCACTCTCTTTCAATCAATTCAACTATCAACCGTTCCATGGTCTTACCCTGCATAGATGCCAGGATCTTTAATTTTTGATGGATTTCAGATGGAACTCTAAGGATTATTTGTTTTATCTCAACTCCTTGCACACTCTGTTCCTTTCTACTTCTCTATCCCAAAATTAAGGTTTAGTGAAAAACATAGACATCTCCAGGTTCGTCTCGTCAAATGAGTCTATTAAGTACGCATTCTCATACTGATCAATTCCTATGATCAAGGGATCTTTAGGAATATTCCCTACTGTTACCGTGAACTCTGACGGCTCTTGTACTAAAAAAATATTATCTTTGAATAATTTTTCGGCTTTTTCTATTTCTGTCTTAACACTTGGTGGAACCATTCCAGAAAACTTAAATTGAAACCGAACATGGCCATCGTAGCCTATTAGCTTATAGTATTTGAGAGCTAACAATCTTAGCATTTCTAGTCTAAGGCATCTAATTGCCACTGGAAGTTTGGTGAAGAACTTATCAGCCTCTCCCTTAAACAATCTCGACTCACCTGTATGCAGAATGTTTGAAACTTTAAATTCCAAATGACTCTCCCCGTCACCATTAACATTATACACAGAAAGAGCAGGAGCCCACTCGCCTTTACTATATTCTTTTATTGCACTCAAAGGATTCAAATTTATTTTGTGATACATACTTCCTAATCCGGCTTCGTAGTTGATTTGTTTAATTGCACTCTTCAATTCTTCTATAACAGACCGATTCGTATTTATATGATAATTTAGTTTCTTTCTTACATCGGATTCCACTCCGAGCGTAAGAGTCTCTCGTAAACTTCTGCATTGTGAAATTTCAATCTCTCGTTTAATTATCTCACTCTCCAGTTTACTTATCTCCCCATCTACTACACCTACCTCCGAAGCTGAATTCTTAATCTCCGTAAGAGCATCTACACCTACGCTTTGCATATTGTATCCTCCGTTTACTTCCATTTACTTCAATACTACGTTTACACACTGACGAGGTAGTATTCGATAAATATCATCATATGGCAACTGTTTATGTACAATGATATTTACTTGTACGCCCTCTAACAGAATTTCCAGTTGACACTTAAGTTCCTCAAGTGTAGATGATTTAAATACATACTCAGCAAAAGTTACGCAGAAATCTTCAGCGTCATCTGAGTACGCTATTGCAATTTGCGAAGCTTCTTCACGATTGACTGTAAGTTTAGAGGATAAGGTAATTACTCTGAGTATTGTGTCATTTAAGCGCCCGGTAATTGGTTTAGATCTTAACATCTTACAGATTTTAGTAACCAGCAAATAGTACTGCATTTCCTCAAAAGAAATAGTTTCTGTACTTATACTTGTCAAGTCTATTGTAATCTCCATCATATTAGTTTTCCTTCTCTAAAAATTAAACAACTGAAATCCAAATCCTGTTTTTGTGATAGTTTTTGTTTAAGCCAAACAATAAGTTCATCTTGCTGTTGCAGCTTTGCCACAAGTTTATTTATTTTCACCTGATTGTCATCTGCCTCAGTTTTATAAAAATCAACTAATTCTTCCGGGGTCATCTCTATATCCCCCAACTTAGTTTATTAACAAGATCTGTACTTTCTGTCGTTTGAATATACGTCTGAAGGTTACTTAAATTCTTGTGCCTTGAATACATTTGAGTTTGGGCAATGTCTTTTCCAGTCATATTATAAATCTTTGTTACAAATGCCTTACGAAAAGAATGAGTATTTACCTTGCCTTGAATATTTAACTTTTTACAAGCATCTTTAATAACTTGAGAAATCTGTTTTCGAGAAATGCCTTTCTTTCCATCATTTAAAGAAAGAAAAAGAGGAGTATCTGAAGTTACAACAAATCCTCTCAATTTATAAATCCTCTTCAGTTCTTCAACAAGCTTCTTATATCCTTCTGGAACTGGGAAAGTTATATTTTCTGAATTCTTCTTACTCTTGATTGACAAATATTTCCCCTCTACATCTCCAAAAGTAAGACTAAGAGTCTCACTTACCCTGGTTCCAAATGTCAAACCTGTCATAACCAACACCCGATCTCGAATTCCTAACTTCTTTAAAAGCTGATTTACTTCTTCCTCATTTACTACCCGGCATCCTTGCATGATTTATTCCCCCCAAGAAATTTCTATTTTCAGTTTGGTTGCTTTTAACGTAAATCGATACCTTCTTTGGGCTTTTTCTATTTCAATTATCCCCTGTTTCTCCATTGCATTTAATTCCCTCATCAAAAACGGAGGATCATGATCCTCAAAACTAATCCAAATTCCTTTTTCAGAGGGAAAACATTCCTCCTCAAACTCTTTAATAAAATCAGATGCTTTCAAAGAAATATCCTCCAAGTCCAAAAAATTAAACGACCGGAATTAAAAGTTCTCTTTCTGCTTCTTCTTCTGACATATTCTTATCATCAAAGGCCCTATCAATAATTTCTTGTTTATTCACAACTGTTTTTGCCATTTTGACATCCAGGCTCTCCTCAAAAACCAGATGTTGAATCAAAACAAAATCCGCTACGGCTCCTATTCGTACTGCCCTATCCTCACACTGAGAAATTACTGCTGGCGTCCAATCCTCTTCAAGAAAGATCTCATGGGAACTGGCGGTAAGAGTAATCCCCAACCCCGCAGCTCTCATAGAACCAATAAAAAGTAAACAAGAAGGATCATTTTGAAATCGATCTACAGCCTCTTGTTTTTCTTCTAAAGATTCCTTACCAGTCAAAACAACAGCTTTACTTCCAAAATAATTTTTAATTCTATTGATTACATCCTGATGATGAGCAAAGATTATAATCTTCTCTTCTTCTTCCTCCAAACAATTTTCAATAAATTCTATAGCATGAGGAATTTTCGCCACAGCAGTCTTATGGCGCAATTTAGACATCTCTTCAAAAGCCACCAAAACCGCTTCTTTAAGATCCTCAACCGCTTTTTTGTATTCGCCTGAATTTTCTGAAACTTTGGCAATTTCAAGCCTGGTCCGAAGCTTTTCCAATCTTTCTTCATTCTTTTTCCAGGCATTTTGCTCAGCCTGAATTTCTTGAATAGCTCCATTAGGAGAAAGCTCTATAATTTGCCTTCTTTTTTTAGGAAGATCTGGTAAAACATCTTCCTTTTTTCTTCTCACCATCATTCGGGTTCTAAGAATTTCCTGCAATTCCCGCCCATTGGTGGACCCGGAAAGGTCCCATCCATAACGTGTTTGATATGCACCACAAAATTTTTTAGCAAATGACCAAAATTTTGGCCATTGAAATGGATCAAGACCATGCAAGATAGGCCAAAGATCCTTATGCCGGTTTACAATCGCCGTTCCACTAAGAGCTAGAAAGAATCTTGTAGGAATAGGAGCAATACTTTTTTGTTCCTTTCCTTTTCCCAATACCCCTCCTAAAATACAAGCGCTCCGAATAGTATTTGAGTTTCTGAGAAGATGGCTTTCATCAGCAATAATAAGATCCCAGGTCTTCTTTCTTAGTTCTAGTTCATACTTATGAACAATATCATAATTCATAATTACAATATCAGTTTCACAAAAGCATTTACTATCAGCAATTCCCACTGAAAGACTTCTTGTCATAAATTTTTCAAGTTCATTTCTCCAATTTAATTTTAATGTTGCAGGACAAATAATTAATATGTCCTTTATATCAGTTGCATTTATGAAACCAATTGCTTGAAAAGTTTTACCCAAACCCATATCATCACCAATTAAAACACCTTTGGGATGAAATGAGCCTTTGATATTACTCCCTTCCTGAATTGCCTGGAAGCGTTCCAGGCAGTAAGCAATCCCAGCCTTTTGAAAAGGCAAATAAGAAAACCCTTCCGGACACGGGATATCAATTTGCGCATCAATGGCTCTGGAAGCTTCCAGAGCCCTCTCTTTTTGTTCTTTTTCTTCTTGAAGCTTACGTTCAATCTGTTCTATCAGTTCAGAAGAAGCATAATCTGAAAGCTTTAAAGCATTTGTATAATTTTCAGTCCACCACTTCTTTTCTTTTGCATTCCATTTGAATCCAGCTTCTTTTGCTATAAATTTCTCTTCATAAGTACACTGAAACACATAAATATTATTTGCTTCAATTAATTTCATCTTGGTTTTGTCCTAAAATTTTTTGGATGCTTTCTTTTGTTTTATTAATTATACTACAAGACTCCTGCCATTGAACCAAACATCTTATATATTTCTCCTGCCTGCCATCCTCACGTTCCTTCCAGGAATCATAAGCAGCCTGAAGTGCAGCTGTAGCCAGCTCTTTTGCTTTGTCTTCTACTTCTTCCCACTTTTCCTTAGCAAACTTTGTACCCAATCGCTTCCCAGGAAAAGTAGTTTTGAATTGCCCCTTAAAAATCTCATAAGCCCGTTCCTTTATATCACTTTCTCCAAAAACAGGTTCATAGTCTGAATGCCACCAAGTTTTTTCTGGCATCTTTGGTAAAACCATAGTTTCCATCTCTTGCCTGAGATCCTTTAGAATCAGATCGAATTCCCCATTAGAAACACAAAGAGCATGATGAACCAAATGGTGAATCTCTTGAATATCAACCCCCAAAGTTTCGCATATTTTTTGCATTCCCCTCCAGGAAGAATAAAACCAAAGAAACCCTGGATCATCTGAAGCATCTAAAACAAATTCTTGTTTGGCCTGGTAAAATAAAGATTTCAATTTCGCATTATAATTATCTGGCATCTTTTTACTGCCACCCCCCTGCTTTCGGTTGCTATAATATTCTGTCCCACAGGCGTTGCAGATGTAGATATCTGAAACCACCTCATTGGGATTATAAAAGAAAAACATTTCAATATATATTATACAAAAAAACATCTTTTATATCAAGAGAAAATTTTAATCCAGGAGAAAATTTGGGATGGGAAATTTCAGGAAAGGCTTGAGTTTAAAGGGATTCAAAGGAAAAAGAAGAAAGGGGAAATAAAAACAAAAATATCCTGTGTCCCAAAACTCAGGATTTAAAGAAAAAACAGCTAGATTATAAGAATTTCAAGATCTTAAAAAAGCCTCTTGAAACAAGGACAAGAATTCCCTACGAAAATCTAAAGGCTTTTAAATTAAAATTAAATTTTATTTAAAATCTCTTAATTATCTTTCTCATGATACCCTTTAATTGAAGAATTTGTCTTCCAGGCCAGGAAAGAATTAAAAAAGTTTAAATAAAACTAATTCCTTTAAAGTCTTAAGATCCTCAAGAAGAATTCTTAAAACAAAGAACATGGTACAGAATCAGTTAATTCTCTCAAGAATCTCTTTAATAGGCCTGCCATCACAGCCGCAGCATTCCGGCTTCCCAACCCCCTGACCGCCGGGCATTCTCTGGAAGGCCAGTGGACCGGTATCAGACATCAGGAAGTTACAAAAAAGAGATCTAAAGAAAGAACAAGCTGACAAAATAAATCTTAGCAAAAAAACAAAGAGTTGTCAAGAGGAAAATAACAACTAAAAAAGGCAAATCAGGCTTAGATAAATCTGGGAGCTAATCTAACAGGAAACTATAGCTTAAACTCTTCAAAGACCCCAGCTAAAACACAAAAAGGGGGCAAATCTTCGATTTGATTTAAAACACATAGCTGAGTATAGGTCAGGCAAACAAATCAAAGATTAGCTCATTTTAAGGGGCATTTAAAGAGAGGATTAGAGAAAGATTGAAAGAAAAGAAAGAAAGAATCAGGAAAAGATCAGCTCTTGCAAATTTTATAGAAAAATTGAATATTTAATAAGAAACTTTATATCTTTCATATCAAACCTCAAAATAGAACTAAAAAAATTTTTAAAGGCAAATTTATTTCCAGGCCCAGGATCAAAGAATAAATTGTGCTCAACGCCCAGATTTAAGCTCAAAACAAGAGTAGAAAACATATTAAATAACGACATGAGCTGGTTAAAAATTTAGTAACGCGAAAAACCCATATCAAGATAAGAAGAAACAAAAAGCGCATAAATGATATAAAAAGATATCACAACTAAAATAGACTGCTCAAATTAGGGAGAGGGGAAGAAGCCAGAAGAGAAGAAGTCAAGTATCTAATAATTTGAATCATATCTAAGAAGATAGCATAGAAGATAGCATAGAAGATAGCATAGAAGATAGCATAGAAGATAGCATAGAAGATAGCATAGAAGATAGCATAGAAGATAGCATAGAAGATAGCATAGAAGATAGCATAGAAGATAGCATAGAACACTAAAGTAATCATATAAAACATATCTAAGAAGATAAGACATAGCATAGAACACTGCCCTTATTGTGAATAGACTCTACTAAAGTAATCATATAAAACATATCTAAGAAGATAGCATAGAAGATAGCATAGAAGATAGCATAGAACACTAAAGTAATCATATAAAACATATCTAAGAAGATAGCATAGAACACTAAAGTAATCATATAAAACATATCTAAGAAGATAGCATAGAACACTAAAGTAATCATATAAAACATATCTAAGAAGATAGCATAGAAGATAGCATAGAAGATAGCATAGAAGATAGCATAGAAGATAGCATAGAAGATAGCATAGAAGATAGCATAGAACACTAAAGTAATCATATAAAACATATCTAACCAAAATATACATTTGCAGATTATAGCGAGGGGAAGTCTCCAGTCCCCAAAGGGTCAAGTGTCTAATAATTTGAATTAACTACCTATAATTACACTTAATTCCTACCATCATCCATCTATTTAAATCAGGTTCTATCAAATTCACTCAAACATTTTAAAACCATCCTGTCTTTTCTCAAAAATAACACAATTCCATTGAGTTTAAATAAACTTTATGACTATACCACTAAAACATATAATTACCTCTAATTTCATAATCTAAATCTTAATTTCGCTTACCTTGGTTTGATTCATTTTATTCTAACCTATTTATAATCCTTTTTAAATAACATACCGAAATTACTTACTTACCATGTAATACTTTCCGATTAGCATAATTCTCCTTCAAAAACAATGACTTGCGATGCAGAATTGCATCAAACTGCTGATATGATTCAGACTTCTGAATGAATAACTGCATACTCGATCGCTCCTACAATCTCATTGCAGCAAGCGATTTTTTGGCCCTCTGGCGATCCAGAATACCCCTTTAGTCCTGATGCCTCCCGCTGAGGGGCATGGACTGGCCCAGAAAAACCCGGTTCTCTCGCTTCCAAGAATGCCTTTCTTTTCCCTTCTCCCTTCCCCCCTCTCCCCAAAACACCCCCTACAAACCCATCCCATTTTACCCTTCTGTCCATCCTTCCTTTATTATATCATTTATATATCATCCATAAAGCAGCCATAAAGCAGCAAAACTCCTTTGTTTTCAAGTACTTAGCTACGTGATTTATAGTATAATTATATGATCTTTCCGTAAAATTCCTTGTAAAAGTTAAACTTTGTTTCCTCACTAACCTGTTAATTAACAACAATTTACTAAAATTTATCAAGCGCTGATTACTTTGGTTGCACCATGTTTTTGGTATACAAACCCCTGGTTTAACCATATATTTCAGGGCCTCCGGGGGATTATCTCACTCGAATTTGCAAACTTTTTTAGCAGCGCTTATAGTAATCTTAGCTAACGTCTTAAAATTATATGTATTTGGCAGGTAATTATATGATAAATATGTGTCTTTTTTCGGACAATAGGTACTTTAATTACAGTATAATTAAACTAAATTATGCAAAGCGAATTTTTAATAATTATACCAAATATATTTTTAAAAATTCCCCGAGAGCCCCTCCCAGCACGAGTCCGCAGCCATGAGCCAGGGGCCAGCGGTCTGAAAAAATCAAACTTGGCAAGCGACCTGCAATATTAATCTGCAACAATTAAGGGAAACAAAGATATAAAGATACAAAAAACTTTTCTAGGGGGTGTACCTAGGGGGTGTACAATGACAGAATCATTCCTTTATCTATCCTACTGGGCCACCTGGAGCTCGCCGGTGGCGCTATATCTCATTTGCCGGATCCTGCTCCTGAGCTACCGGCGGCAGCAAGCCTAACCCTGTGGGGCCATCTAACTGGCCCCGCTGGCACAG